AGAAGACGAGAATTCTGGTCGAGATTGCTGAGCAAAATAAAAATTTTGATGCGTTAAGTGCGGAAATTGGTACTGGCATACAAATATCCAATGAATTACAAACGATTACATTACCATTCACAGCTCAGAGCAATGTTATGATGCAGATAAAAATCGCCCATACTGTTGATGATGTCGTGCATTATTGCTACTTAAAATCAAATTTTTATGGTAATAATTATTATTCGTTTGTTGGCGCAGCACGTGGAGGTGCGACGGTTGAATGGTTTCCTGTCAAAAAAGGCGATACAATATCTTTTCAAGGGGCATCCGGTGCGACAGCAACATATGCGGTATTCTCCTAAACATTAGTGTAAATTATTTTCCCGCGAACATATATGTCTGTGGAAGTACGCTGGTAAGTGCACTGGTATTATCTGGTGCCAAAAACTTGTATTTTACAATGTTCGGTGGCGTAAAAGTTATTTCTCTAAGAAACGCAGAAGCTGTAATCGTTAACGTTGTAGAAAAATATAGCATTTCCGCATAATTTGACTTTAATGTTATGGTACGAGTATTGCCTGAGTTGGATACTGTTCCAAATTCAAGTTTGGTATTTTCTCCAATTTGATTCTGTATTTTCTCATTAAGAGCTTCAAAATTTTTATTTTGCTCAGCAATCTCGACCAGAATTCTCGTCTTCTCCACGTGACTCTCATCCCACTCACCAGGCTCATGATCTACCTTAAACCGCCATGTTTTATTGTCATAGATTACGATGTCTCCGATCACATATTTCTGATCCGGCTTAAATCCATCGTTATCATCAGCTATAATTTCTCCGGTGGCATTGACTTTCTTCGTTATGGCATTCACATCTTTCGCCCCGAATTTGTCTCCCGCTGCTTCGTACTCTGTCATATCGACCGGAGATATTGTTCCATCACCGTTCTCCATCATCTTGTACTTCCGCAAACCAGCAAATACCGCGTCCTTATAATCTTCCTTCAATGCCATCAAAAATCTCCTCCATTCAGTGTAAATTCCAGTGTTTTTCGCCCATTCGCTGTTCCTGTCAGGTATTCGTGCAGTTTCAGGCAGGCTGATTCGATCCGATTCAGTTCTACGGATCCGATAAACAATTTATTTGCTTCGTATGTCTGAGTATCGCCTATCTCCAAATCACAGGTGTTGCTATTTATTGCTTCCAGGTTACTTTCAAACAGATTGATCTCATCTGCATAATATGACACATCTGCATAGGTCTTATCTGCTCCCATCTTTACAAACGGAAATTCTAACCATGCGGACATTGCTATCTCATGCAGCACATTGAGATTTCCTTTGATCCGGTTATAATCCTCAATGTTAAAATAGTCTCCCGGCGCCCATGTTGTTTTTGGTGTCTGCCACATCACTCCACCCTCCTCGCTTTAATCGTTCCAGACAGAGCTCCGTTATAAGTCAACTGGTGCTCCGAGATCCTGACCTGCATATTCTCCACATACTTGTTCTCCAGAAAAATCAGATCATTTGCATCGATCCTGGCTTCACCGCGGTACGACAATTCATATTCTCGATCAGCCTGCAGATAATCACCGATCCAGTCCGCCAGATCCGCCGCATGGATCAGTTCCGACACGAGCGGATTGCTCCACGTCTCCAGAGTACCCGTGGTATGTAACTGCCGTATGACTTTTGTATAAGACAAAATATACTCGCGCCCCATGACCACCGCCTCAAGCTCCACAGGCTCCGTAATGCCTGTAATCTCCACTGTTGCATAATAATTACTACTGTCAATGATTCGGATGCTCTGACCGACTTCTGGCTCCACGATGGAGCATGACAGACCATAGGAAGCATTGGAGAAATAAAAGGTATACTGATTATCCGCCGAAGAAATGGATATCTTCTCCCTAGCCAGTTCCACATCAGCCACCTGTCCCTCTCCATACAGTGTCCTCATAATTTGCAGTTCTTTGACCTTCTGTAGCTGCTTTCCCTTCGGAGTCTTCATCAGATTTGCATAAGTCAGCTCATAGTCCGTACTATCCCCAAATGTAATGCTGTCCAGGATCACAGGACTATACGGCTTTCCACCCTGGAACTCTATCTGCAATCTGTCCCATTCTGGAAATTCCCGACTTATGGTCGTTACCCTTTCGGTATCCACTGTCAGCTCTTCCTGCAATACATCTGCCAGATACATGATCAGTTTTACTTTTCCCGGATACAACCGGCCGAAGCTCAGTTGCATGCCAAAGCATTTATATGCAGCCTCTGCAGATATTTCTATCTGAGGATTCGTGGAAAAATTTCCGGATGCATCTGTGATTGCAGCTGAGACATATCCGGTCTCCAAATATTGCACTCCATCCTGCTCCCGGGGAAGGAAAAACATATTACTGTCTACTTTCGTATACTCCGGTGCCGTAAGAGCATATTCTGCTTTATCACCACTGGCCAGAATCTTTTCCGGCTGTGAATAATAAGCTGCATCCTCCGTCTGTACCGTCATATCCGGTGCAAAGCTGGACTTCATGTAGATGTTTCCATTCCTTCCCTGGGTGATAATGCATCGGCCGGCATTGGCAATCAGCTGCAGAGCTTCTTTGTGTTTTACCACTGGCATCGGATTATAGACTCGTACATTTTTCAGATACGGATCCAACCAGTATGTCCTTGGATCGATGCCTGCATCCGCAAATACATCAACCGCCAGGTCATACAATGTAATTCCCTCTGATCGATATATTCCCCTGTAATAAGTGCCGGTCATTCCATCAAAACAATCCGTGGCCGAAAATGACATTTCTTCATCATCCACGGACCACTCTGTCAGCTGTAGGGCTATGCCAGGCAGCCACTCAATGGATCCATCTTTCAGCTCCTGACCATATAACGCTTCTATCTCCTGTCCAGCCTGCAGATAATTGACCGCACTGGCTGTATTTTCGATATCCCACTTCCGATCCTTGTTCGTCACCGTTGCCGTGAAATCCAGTGTTGGAAGCTCCTCGCTGATGGGACTCACATATTCCTTCTTGGTTGCGGTCTTGATCTCCCGGCTGGAAAAATAAATGCCTGCTCCCATGATGATCTGGTGGATCCGGAGCTTATTCTGTCCCTGCAACATCTTGGATGGTTTGATCAACAGATAGGTCACTCCCTCAAACACTTCATCTGTTGTCCATCTGCCCTCTGCATTTCCAGTAATATTCAATGTCCGATGATCTGATTTAACCGCGAAATCAACCGGATACATCTCTCCAAAATCAATGGTCAATCCTTTCAGATCATAAGCCACCGGAAAATCTATCCTAATTGTCCCGAGGATCTCATGTGTAACTATTCCCTGGTTAAGCACTGCCATCTCCTTCTCCCTTGGCAGAAAGAACATCTGACTGTCAACTTTCGTATAATTCTGATCACACGCCACATACAGCTCTGATGGATCAACAGTATAGTTGTTCAGTGGCTTTGTAAGTTCTGAATAATATTCATATCCATCTCCTGCCACCGTAGCCTTGGACTGAGCTTCCTGGTTGACTACTCCGATGGAGATCCGCATATGACTTACCTGATCAATATATTTTTGTGTTTTGACTTCCTTATATTTCTGGCTTGCACTCTGCATCTACCGCTCCCCGCAATCTATCAGATTAACCTTGCAGTTTTTGTATACCGTCGGAAGACCCGTCACTGGATCCTCCGCTGCAATATTCGCCGTACGGTTTCCCGGATACATCCGTTCCGTCTTCCATCCGCCATTTACCATATCCGGGAACTTCACAACCACCACAAACTCGTTGAACTCCTGCAGTATCGCATTCCACTCTGCTGCATCCAGCATGGTCCAGGTCAGACCATCGATCTTGTCCTGATCACGCCCGATCCGCTGTCCCACAAATTCTCCCAGGGCATTTCTACCATCAGATACATTTGTAGCCACTGTAAGACCGGGACCGATATCATAGCTCTTATAGGGATGTCCATTGATAAATATCATATGCTGCCTCCTATCCCCGCAGCGGATAACCGCTCCGGTCTTCCAACTGTTTCAGCTTATTCTTAATATCACGGATATCGATATTCACCGTCAGATCCAATGCCTGGATCACCTCAATGATCCGTTTCAGCAGGTCGATCATCATCAATAAATACTGGTCCGTCATATTCTGATTTGATGCCATCGCAACAGCCCGATCCACCATAGCCTGCATCTTATCCTCCGGTGCCACAATCTCACCCTGATGCCGGTTATCACCGATCATGGCCAGCTGTGGTGTATTGGCACGTACAAAACCACCCTGTGCCAAACGTGGGATAGATACCTCAGAAATTTTGGGAATATGGAGTCCAAAGGACTTACCGCCCAGGCCACCAGGTACCCAGTCAGGGATGTCGAAATGCAGATTGTTAAGGGCATCAACCATCTTGTTGATCGCACGAACTACTCCGTTCGCCATCGATTCCACCCCCGAAAGGATCGCGTTTATCGTTGATTTGATAGCCGCCCACATATCGTTAAAGATCTGTGACGTGGTATTTTTTACAGATGTCCAGGTATTGTTCCAGCTGTTCTGGATTTTACCGATCACGGTATCAATTCCGGTCTGAATTGCACGAATAATAGTTAATATAGAACTTTTAATAGCATTCCATATTTTTGAAGTAGCCTCTTCAAGTCGTGCCCAACCATCTCTCAATCGCTCCAGCGTATCCAGCAATAACAAAATCATGTTCATAATCACTAATACAGCCACAGAAACAATTTCTGTAATGGCATGAATTATCGGAGCAATCACAGAATCATAAGCGACTTCTATAGCGTCTACAAAATTAGTAATCAAATCTTTGACTATGCTGATAGATGGCTGGATAAAATCAAGTAATTCCTGAAGAACCTGCTTAATTGTATCTTTGTTATCAATAATTGGCTGTGTTAATAGATTTAATATATCCCGTCCGAATTTTGCAAGAAGTTCCTTCACCGTCAATATTGGATTAACAAATATTGCAATCAAATCTGCCGTAATCTGTTTTGCTGAATCACTACGAAATACAGAAAATATTTCTGACACTGCTTCAGCAAAATTTCCAGAAATCTCAGCCATGTCGCTCCGAATGTCGAACATGGAAATCAAATGTTGTTTAAGACGATTACTATTTTGCTGAAGATATAACTCTATTCCGCCCAGTATATTATCTGCGATTGTAGTGCCTATGCTTGCGCCAGATCCAGCAATCTTTCCAAGATTATAAGCTACAGAATCAGCAAATTTGTTTGCAGCCGTCTGAACCTCTGGATCCAGGAATATATTCTTCAGGCTTTTCTTGATGCCTCCCAGCTCACTCTTAATCGACTGGAATACACTGGTATCACCAAAACCGTCCCAGAAGCCCTTAGTGGCCAAAGCTGCCAGTTCTTTCATTCGATCAATCAGAGCCTGCATCTTGCTGTCAGTCTCATCCAGCGCGGAAGTATCCGCCAGGGAACCCATGTCGAAACTGTCTGAGCTGTATCCGCCGCCAGATCCGGAGCCGGAAGAGGAATCTGTGGACTGATCAATGATATTCAGCTCATCGATTCCTGTCGTAATGCCCTTGAGCTCCTTTGCAGTCTTCTTTGCCGCATCTCCGACACCACTGGTGGCATTCTCCGCCTTACCGGCTGCCGCTGCCACATCAGCCATTCCGGATGCAGCACCACTGGAACCTTTCTTTCCACTTAGTAGCTCCGTAAATGCTTTAAATGCATTCGCCAGAGTCATCAGTTTACCGATGATGGCATTGATCACTTTAATCACCGGCGACAACACATTGATTAAGCCCTGACCGATCGTGGCTTTTAAGCTGTCAAACTGTAGCTTCAGGATACGTACCTGGTTCGCCCATCCATCAGATGTCCGTGAAAAGTCCCCGACTGCAGATGTCAGCTGATCCTGCACAAACTGGTACCGGAGTGCAACCTTCTCCATCTCAGACATCTTTGCCGTGGTCTTCCCAAAGCCATTGGCCAGTGCATAGCTGTCCAGAGCTGTCTGGGTCATGACCACACCAAGGTCCTTCAGGCTCTCTGTCTCACCGGTAAACACCGATTTCAGCTTGGTATATGCTTCGTCCTGACTGATGTTGTAAAAAGATGCCACGTCTCCAGCCAGACCAGTCAGAGTCGTAGACATATCATATGCCTGCTTCTCGCCAAACCCGAAGGCCTTTGACATAGCGCCAAACGTTCCCGTAAACTTCTTGGTCATCGTCTCTGACAGACCGAACTGTGCTGCAGCATTCTTCGCAAAGCTGTCAATCTGCTTATTCATATGTGGGAATACTACATCCACTACGTTCTGAACTTCTGCCAGATCTGATCCAAGATCAATGCACTCTTTGCCGAAATCAGCCAGCTTCTTTATGGCAAATGCGCTAATAAGCATTGTACCAATCTTTTTCAAAGCAGTTCCAAGGCCACTACTAATTTCCTTAGAAGTCCTCTTCGACTGATTTCCAATACCTTTTATACTTTTCTTTACATGTTCAGATCCAGAATCGCTGCTTCTTTCAATCTCAGTCCAAGCTTTCTTCATAGCTTCAGACTGTTCCATTCCCTGTTTTCGATAAATCCAGGCAATAGAAGCAGCCTTTGATTTCATACTTTTAGTCTGATCTGCAAGGATAGCATCTATTTTTTTACGAGTCTGATCAGCATCCGCTCCCATTTTCTGAAATTCTTTTCCAGCCTGATTACAGGAGTCCTGGCACCGCTTACCCATTTTAGAAAATGCACTTGAAAACTTTGCGTCGATCTTCTTGCTGGCATTTTCAATTTCAGTTTTTATCTTTCCGAGATCAAGAGATATCTCAAAACGTATAGCTCCATCCGCTGCCATATACTTCACCTGCCCTTTTTATAAGACAGGCACATCGGCACAGCGTCTTAGATTCTTAACTCAAATACTTTTCTACATTCCTTATTTTTGCACTTAAAAAATACACCTTTACAGACTGCATCCGCAGATCTATTTGCATTGACCGGATGACCACAATATGGACACCGGACTTTCTCTTTTCCTGTGTCCATATCAACCTCCTGCCATTGCGGCCATCATACGTTCCAGATCAGCCATCTGCTCCGCAAAGTTCTCTGCAGTAATCTTCTTTGCTGAGGAATCTCTCCACTCATTGCGGATCCGTTTCTGCTCCGGACTAAAGTGCTTCAGGATATTCTCATCATTTTCTGATCGGATCGCTACGATCCGACCCAGAGCAGTCTCCGGGGAAAGTCCTGCAAGTAAAGCCTTAAATTCATCCCAGGAGACTGTCTCAAATTCTTTTGTCCGGATTCTCAACCCGTACTGTGACAGGAAACTGGACACGATCAAATCCCAGTCTTCAAAAAGATCATAGTACGGGTCACTGCTCCCCCTGGTCAGTTTCCTCACCAGTAACAAGACTTATAGCCGCTTTGATTATCGTTACCAGGTCATCAAAACATAACTTCATCTTCTCGATTTCTTTTCTATCTTTATCTGGAAAGATCAGATTATATATCGCTGCAACTTCTTTCGGACCCGGATCATCCGCTGCCAGATTCATGATTCGAAGTACAGTCGGAGCGTCTGCATTGACCTCCAGCTCCTTTCCTTTGATCACAATGAACGGATTACCATCAAAGGTCAGCTTGTCCGTAATATCTACTTTTCTTGCCATATCTCTGTTCTCCTATTCTGCCGGTGTAAAGGTCGGTTTTCCATAAACAGTTGCCTCAAACTCCAAAGTATCTACATTGGTAGAATCACCGCCACCCGGAGTTGTTACGTTGATCACAACATCACTGGAAAGCTTTGCTCCAGAAACCATAGTCCACTCAAATTTGGTCATAACATCCTGACCAAACTTCCAGGCAAGACCCGCAATGTAATCATTTCCTACATCTCCGACAGATCTTTTACCTTTGAAGGAGAAACTCAATTTTTTACCGGTCATGGCGGATTTTGCCCAGCCACCGGCATCCATTGCGTACCATTCTTCTACTGTTCCATCAATAGACGGAGAAAAATTCTCCAAATCCTTCGGCATCGCCATATCGCCGTCTACGCTGTCCATTCCTTTTGTACCAAACTTAAATACATTGTTATGTACCGGGTACACTTTTCCTGCTGTTTCAGCCATTCTTCATTCCTCACTTTCTCTGATAAATAAAATCCAACCAGATCACATATTCAAATACTCCGCCATCATCTGTTCCAACGTCCTGCGGTTCAGGTACCATCAGGCGGATGCAATAAATGTGGGTATCTCCTATGTCCAGGCTGGACAGGTTTCTAATTTTCTCAAAAAGATCATACGCAGCCGCTTCACTTTCCGATTTACTGTGATTCCAGTGGACCAGAAGAGAAACCGGCTTCGTATCATAGGTGGTATATTCCAACCCACCCAACGCAATATTAGGCGGTCCCGATCCGCTCCGGCTATACACACCGATAGACTTCTGCTGCTTATTATCCAGCTTTCCGATATAGACACAATTGTCTGCAGCGATGCCAAGAGATGCGATCCATGCACGGATGTTTGCTATTTTCAGCATCATACACCACCTACTCTCTTATAGAGTTGCTTGAATGCTTTTGGAGCGAATCCAGCTTTCTTGCCGCCTGGCATCCAGTCCTCATACCACATGCCCCTCGCATTCGGATTTTCTTTCGTCTGGAAATTGTATTCCGGATGATAATACAACCGGCGGGCATAAGGCGTGTTGGAAACCAGCGTCACCTTGCCGTCTTTTGACTGGCTGTAATCTACGAAGGTACTTTCATTCTGCAGATTACCGGTATCGAAAGGAAATACCTGAGCCTGCACAACCTCTGTGTGAAGTGCTTCGCCGGTCTGCTCCAGCACCGTTACTGCAGCCTGTGTCAGCTGCTTGATGCGCGGCATATTTAACTTTACCGTTGATTTGACCTGCATCAGACCACCTCCAGACTACAGTAGTTGACTGTTCCGTCCGGGTTACGGTTCTTGCATCCCTGTTCAATCCGGCGCTCCTGCCCGAAGACTGTAATCGTGCCGCCGCTCAGAGACGGCATGTCCGGTGCAATATCGCCCGGAAACAGCGCCGTCCCAGTGATCTGCACCAGCTTCTTTTCGGTCATCAAAACAGTCTTGGCGCGGTCCTGAAAATTGCACACAAGGTCGGAATCAAACGTATACAACGGCTTTCCCAGGTTGCTCAGCTCCTCGGATTCCAAATGGACATGCACAATCGTCTTACAGAGTCGTTTTGGTATCAAACATGGGTATCTCATAGCCTCACCTCGCTAAACGGCAGCACAAGCCAGTCTGACACAGTAGAGCATACACATCGCGTTTCATAGCCACGCCCTTATCGGTAAAAACATTCCAAGAGCTGCCAAACTGAGCCGATACGCCGTTAATGCTGTAGCTTTGCAGGACCGTGCTGATCTCGTCCTCGTTTTCCGTCTCAAAGTCTGCCTGCTGGCAGACAACTTCCCGGATTACCTCCTGCTGGAAGTCAGTCAGCTTAGAAAATCCCTGGCCCACAATACGATTGTAGGTCAGGGAATCAACATGGCGACTTGCCTGCCGGAGTGCCTTTTTCAAGTCATCTGCCGGAACAACATTGCCGCCGTATTCGCTTTGATAATATTCCGGTGTTACATATGGCTCGTAGGCCATAAGATCACCTCCGATCACTCGCCGGTATACTCCGTGGTATCCACATCAACGTATACACTGTCCACCTTACCGTCACGGCCGTTCGGGAAGACGAAAACATCAGACAGAGAACGGTTCTGGTATAGGTAGCCATCACCTTCAGTGTGAGCGCCCGGATCAAAATAATAGATGCTGGAGATCTTCGGTACGATCTTGCAGGTCTGACCGCAGGCTACAAGCACATTGATCTTGTGTGCTCCGGTTGCCGGGGTTCCTTCGGCAACTTTCTTCTGCGGGGCAAAGCCACCATTCTCCGGCTCCCAGTCAAACGCATCATAGAAGCGCTCATCATCCACAACCTCCATGATCGGCACACCGTCAATGTCGGTCACACGGGTTTCGATTCCCATTCCACCCTCTGCAATCTGAGTCATCTCAATCTTTCGGGTAAACTCGGTAGACTGTTCCAGGGCATCCATGATGGCACTGGATACATACATGATCAGGCTGCCGTTTGCCTTGTATCTTCTCAGCTTGCCCTTTGCCAGGATGTCTTTCAGCATGCTAAACACCTTTGCCTTGGTGTAGCCGGACTCTGCAGTCGAAGAATGGTACCCCTCCTCTTTCTGGGCTGCCTGTGCAACCTTGGAGAAGAACAGAGCATCCGTCTCCGGCACTACCTGGGTTTTCTCAAAGGTCTTAGAGATATTCTGGATGGATGCGGTTGCGTTGGTTTCGTCCACATCTGCCTTATCCACCAGGAAAGAAACATCACGGTCATGGGTCAAGGTAAACGGTACATCCTTCTGGGTGTAATTACCCTTGTTCCAGCCGCCGCTTCTGTTGTGGTTCTTATATCCGGAAGTGGACATCTGAGTGAAGTGGAAGGTCTTCGCATCCAGCCATTTCACGTTACTGGTTACAAACGGGGAAGTTAAAGTCCCCTGCATGAGAATCTCTAACAGTTCCGGTTCCCATACCTGTGCATAGTTTAAATTCGGCATATTATCACCTTATCCTTTCTTAGTTGTTGAAACGGTTCCAGCGCTTGCTCGGAACTGCCTGCTGTGTCTGCGTTGCCTGCTGAGCCTGCCCGGCCCCAGCATTGCTGCTTGCAGCTCCTACCTGGACGAATCCGGTAGTGCCTGCTGTCTGCGGTTTCAGTCCCGGTACATCCTCCAGGACCTTGCTAAGCGCTGTCTTCATGGTTTCTTCGTTGATTTTTCCATCCTGCCCTACAACCTGGCTAAGATCTGCCATCTTAATGACATAAGGGATTGTCTTCGCGTCAATTCCCAGACCTACCGCCGCCATCACTGCAGCGCTCTCGATCTGTGCCTGCTGTACTGCTGCCTGCGCCTGTGTTACCTGCGCCTGCATAGCTCCAACATCCGGAGTGTTGGCAGCCTTCTGCTGCTTAAATGCTGCAATGGCCTGTTCAGCCTCTTCCTGGCTGAGCCCCTGCTGCTTGAAATAAGCTTTGAGCGCGGTATCCTCTTTTGCCCTCAGGGTTCCGTCAAGCATCTGCTGGATCTTACCGTAATCGATTGCCTGCTGCCCGGTCTGCTGTCCAGCCTGATTCTGCTGCGCTGCCGGCTCTCCTGCTGCGCCTGCTCCCTGCTGTCCCTGAGTTCCCGGGTTCTGATTTACTTCTGCCATAATTGGCCTCCTTTCCATTTTGGGAGTGTCACTCCTGTTGCTGATCCATTGTCATCGGTGTCACCGGCCGCGCAGAGTTTAATGCCATACTCGCGTTTGGGCATAAAAATAACACGCATCTCTGCGTGCTTACTGCTCGATCCTATTACATTTTGTGCACCGCCTTACATAACCGCCATAAGGGCCGGAATCCCGGTTCCAATGCTTGCGGTAGCTGTGCCGGCAATAATGCTGCCGGAACCAGGTTAATACATTCATGTGCTCACCTTCCTACTGTTGCGATGTCGCAACGCTAAAAATGGGTATAAAAATACCACCAGCCAGATGACCGATGGTATTATAATCTTTATATATGCTAATCCAGATAATTATTTGGCAGGCGCACGTTTCTCCTGCATCTCTCAGGTTTCCCTTGTCTATACCAGCGGCGTGTGGATCGTGCGAAATTTTCCACCTCAAATAACTATCTGGGTAAAGCCTTGTTATTCTATGCTTAATATAACAGTTTTATTCTCTCTTGTAAAGAATTTTTTTATTACGAAGCAGGCGGTTCCATTCCTTTTCGTCAATTTTCATAAACGTGATTATAGAATTCTTATATGCCGGATTGTCTCCGCTTGTTGCTAATCGCACAACCGTTTTAAACACTTCATCAGCTTTCACAATCTCTTTCAATACCAACGCTGTGTTTGGTTTCGGCGACTCTATGATGTAATCCGGAACTTCTACGATTTCGCTAAAATATTCCGAAAATCGTTCATAATCATTTGGGTGGCGTTCTTTTATATGCTGAATCTGATTATCCGTAATGATAACTTCATCTGTTCTAATGTCTTCCGACACACACTTATAAATATATCGGTCAATCCTGCCGATTATATGCACATCTGCCACCTCTTTCGTCTCTTCTGCATTCATTATATCAGAGCCTGCTTCCATTGCAATATTTTTCCACATCTCTTTTTTGCCTTTATATACCCGCTTATTCTCCTGATCCAGCGAATACTCAGCCAGCCGCCCATACTTCTCTTCCTGGCGTTTTGCATATTGCTGTCTAGCTTCCTGCTGACTTTGCAGACCAACATTCTCCAGCTCTTCTTTTGTCCAGGTATCATCCGCAGTGGAGATGCCTGGGAAATATGTCGTGTGGGAATCCTTGCAGCGCGGGTGGTAAAGCCCTTTGCTGATAGCGTAGCTCATAAGCGGATACCGCTTCCCGGTCTCTGGATCCACGCCGTCCTTACTGCCGCCGCTCCACACATCATCGATAAGTACCTTGCCGACGAAGGGAAGGCACTTAGGGCACGGATTCCCGCGCTTTGCCATAATAACAGTGGCGATGCCCCACTCCTGCCGTTTCTCGCCCTCGCCCTGCAGGTATGCCCGCTTGCTGGCCGTCCGAAGTGCCATATCAGCGTAGTCAACCAGCGTGTGCCGTGCTCCATTTGCATACGTCACGCAGTTAAGTCCACGGGACAGCATGTCCTTTGTGGCCATGTCCACAGCCTTTTCGTAGGTTCCGGCACCGCTGTTGGCATACACCTGTGCGTTGAATATGGCTTTGCGGTAATCATCATTAGCCTTGCGAAGCACTGCCGTTTCCGCGGCTTCCATATCGTGCATAGTGGCTTCGATCAGTGCATCCAACTTCCGGTCATTCAGCTTAAAGAACTCTGCCGTTATTGCATCATGTGCAGGAGATCTGTTTGTTCCGGATGTCTTCCATCCTTTCCGGATAGCCTGCAAGATTCTGATTTCCTGCTTCATGTTGCCTTTCATGCGTGCCCGCCGGATCAGCTGCTCAATCTGGCTATTGATACTTTTAAACTGCTTTTGATACTTCTTCTGGTTCTTTCGTTTGTACATTTCCAGGGCTTTCAGCTGTTCCACCTGCCACATGGACCAGTTATAGCCTTCTTTTGTTTCTTCAGCCCTGTGCCGGTCCATATTCCGGATCATGGATGCCATCAGTTCGTTTTCGATGCGCCGGAAGGCATCGGCAAGATCGTATTCATTGTTCGCCATTGGTGATCACTCGTTTCTGCATATGTTCCGCAATTCTTGCGCAACGCTTCCTGTTTTCGCAACGTATAACATTCTGGCACTTTGGACTTTCCCCGATACGGCAATGCTCATTTTGCTCCACCTCTGGAATGAAATCGGGGCAATATTCGCAAAAATCCTGCAATAACAGTGTAAAACCGGGAATTTCCACACCATCACCTCCTGTTAGCCAGCACCTTAAACCCTTGCGCTTTAAAGCCGCGAATCAGAGCCTTTAACTGGGTATTACTTTCGCATTTATCGTTCCGGAGTTCCGCATATCCCTGTTTTTCGATAGCGTACACCCCAAACGGTACCTGCTCACTCGCCACTTTCAGCAGCCCCTGGTACTCCGCCTGGTTCATTCTGTACACCCGGTTCATCACCTTTACCTGCATCCTCGCCACCTCCAAGATTGACATTAAAAAGCCCGGCAGCCATATTGACTCCCGGTTCTGCTACTTCTGCAATGCCCTGTTCTGCTTTCAAACGTGCAATCTCTTCCTGCTTCCATTCGTCATCTCTGGAATCACCATACAGTTCTTCCACCTGCGCTTCCACACTCATCAGGGCAACTCCCGGTCTTGCTTTCGCCAAGGTTTCCACCTGACTCTCGAAGGAAGGGTTTGCGTACTCGCCAAATGGGATGTCCACCTTCACCTCTTCGACTTGCTGCCCGATCAGAATGTTGTAAGCATTGACCGCCGCACTGACCACATTCGGCAGTGTCTCCTGCAGCGCTTCCACGATGGCGTTCCGGGTATAAAGCGTGGTCTTTTCTTTTTCCCGCTGTGCTTCCGCATTATCCAGCTTCTTCGTATCAATACCAAGCGTGCTTGGACTTATGATGCCCTGCAAGCACAAATCTAGCGCCGTCACATAAGATGCCAGGTAACTGTCATGTGGGATAACCGGTTGATCGGTCTGGACTTTATTTTCTCCCTTTTCATCCATATTGTTATCTCCGGCGAAGAAGCGGTTATCAAATGGATTCGGCCTCATTGGCTTACCAGTCATCGGGTCTTTGGGTACCAGGCAGTCCGGCACATACGTTTTTGCCCTGCCTGCCCGAAGAGCATCCATCCACTGCGACCACGCCTCGTCGAAGGCATCGAAACTGTCCAGCTTACCGTCGTAAATAGATCCGCCACGGCCCTCGTACTTCGTGGATTCGTACACATGGATCGGTACAGCAAGAATGGTCTTCTCATCAAACCGCCAGTCCTGCAAGTTTCTGGTCTGATCCAGGGCCTTCAGATCCACCGGTTTTTCATCCAGATATAACTCATTGATGATGTAACCATAGCCATAGCGCTCATTGAGCACATACCGCTTACCTTTTGCATTGTACGGTGTCTTAAAAATCACCTCACGCAACCGGTCACGCTGATAGAGTATTTCAATCCGGTCTCCCGGATACCATTCCAGGATCGGGTACTCGCTCACTGCAGTGTCAATCGTCACCTTGAAAGCTCCGTCTCCGATGTACAGGATTTCTTTCAGCGCCTTTTCCATCTTCTTGCGGAATCCATTCTGTTCCTCGATGGCTTCCCAGATCTTGCCCTGTTTGCCACTGTCAAAATCGAAGTCATTCATGTCCGACAACACAATAGCCGTCAGCACCTTCACGATAAGCTGTGGGAGTCCCGTATGGATCTTGCGCATCTCAATGCCAGGCGTACTCTTGCAGGCCCAGAATTTGTATTTATCAGCATAATCCTTCAGAGTTCCGTAAAGCTGTTCCAGTTCATTGCCGTCACCACGATACCAGATCCGGTTGCGGATGGCATTGGTCTCAAAGTCCATCATCTCCCTGATCTGGATGCTGTACGGCGCCGCTGAATCTATCTGCAGCCAGCTTTTTACGCCTCGGCGAATATTGTCACCCATCTTTTCCAGCCACCTCATTTCTGCTTATCCTCCTCAAAACCTATCATGGACCGGTACGGGATCCATGCGTACTGATTTGCGTTTATCGTATGGTCGTTCCGGTCTTCCGGTTCGTCCTTATCTTCTTTCCAACTGTACTTATCAAGCTCAGCCAGATGCTCCGGGCACTCATCAACCACCAGATAGCAGCCCTGCTGGATCCAGCCAAGCTGCAGCTTGATTCGATCCAGAATAGTCAATTTCTTATACGCATCCCAGAAATTGTAAAGACAGCTATGCAGCCGCTTATACTTTTTCAGCTCCGTCATAGTTGCCTGGTCGGCATTGTCAATATAAACGTCCTTGGCAAAGCCCCACTTCTTCCGGCACTGCTCCAGGAACTCGATTAGTTTTACCACCGTGTCACTGGGCGCGATCGGATTTTCCAGGTCTGCATTGTTATAAACCCTTTCAGCCAGCGTAATCAGGCGCCGGTCCGTTGTGATTCCCTGGAAAAGCATCGCGATCGTATCCGGAGACTTACTGGAATATGCCGTATCCATTCCGCAGGTAAACTTCTTCCACTGGATCCGTCCCGCTTCCACTTCTGATCTCACCCATGCCGCAGTAACAACATGCTTTTTCCGGTCAAAGTTTGGAAACACCAGGCCGGTTGCCTTACCACGCAGCCCCAGGATCTTGTTCTTCCAGATCTTTGTTCCTTTCGGAGTGTTTGCCAGGATCTTATCCAGTTTCTCTTTCGGAAGTCCCAGGTTATGCACAAAAGAAAAGAACCAATGCACCCAGCCGGGCTTTGGTTCCTCTCTCAGTTCATCTTTAATTTCCTGTGGTGTCTCTGCTTCCCACTCTGGAAGCGGCCTGCTGCAGTTGATATACTCTTTGTACACATCCAGTGACGGATCGTCTGGATTGAGTGTAGCCATTAAGTAGTCACACCGCATGGCAGCCTCACGGACAAAGTCAATGTCCGCGGTGTTAATCTCATCGATATACAGGCAGCCATACTGACCGCCAAGGGCCTTCTGCCACTTTTTCTTGTCACCATAGCCCATCACATAAATGACCTTGTCCCCACCGGACGTATGGAACAGGATGTGAGGGATCTTGTCATCCTTGGTGCCGTTACCGTTATACTCAACCAGCACACCGAAATCATCCACGATACCAAGGTCCTTGTTGATGATATTCTTCTCGGCTGTACCTGTATCCTTGGCTGCAATGATATGCAGCTTCTTCGGTGACTCTGCCACTTTAAGCATGAACTTAAAAAGCCCTACTGTAGTCTTTCCGGCAGCAGTGGTCCCCTCCAGGAACTCTACCGGAGCGTCGCAGCGAAGAAAGGCTTTGTATTTCTCCGACAGAAGTAAACGCTCCATGCTCACTATCCACCACCTCGCATCTGCTGCAGGATGTCGTCCAGCTTATTCTTCTCCTCATCCAGGCCGGAGACCTCCAGCTTGTCCTTAAACATGCCAAGATGGCGCCCCAGAAGCTCCAGAGCCTTCTCTTTGTCGTTCAGCTTCAGTTCAATTCCGAACTTGCCCTCTTTAATCCCGGCAATGGCCCTGATCTGGCTCTCCGTCAGATCCGCTGTATCCGTCAGGACCACATCGCCATTTACAATTTGGGCGAAATCCGTAGCTTTCGCAAAGGCAATAGCAGCCAGTTCCTCGATTACCCTGTCCTGGGTAACCTCGGTCCGTTTCTGCCGCTCCTGCATGCGCTCAGAGATATAGGCGGCAACCTTAACATTTCTTAACAATCTGGCAGCTGCAGCCGCAGCTACCTCATCATTTTTGACCCGTGGATATGCAACCTTGTAAGCCCGGGTGGCATTCAGGTCAATCAGATATTCGTCTGCAAAGATTTTCTGTTTTTCAGTCATCCGAGTTCACCTCGCTTTCCAAATACGATCCCGCCGGCACCATAGGAGACAGCCTGGTGTTGCCTCTCGGAGGTGTTGCATCTGGTGCCGTGTGCGCCGTACGAAAATTGGCATAACAAAAAGCACCCATCTCACGACAGGTGCTTCTCAGAAAAGTATGCTTATGAAAATTAAAAGATCACCAGAATCGCCAACTTCTGGCAAATAGCGAAGGCAGGATTTGAACCTGCGACCTCCGGGTTATGGGCCCGGTGAGCTTCCAGACTGCTCTACCTCGCAATAGTGCGCAGCCGGGTGTATGGGCCGCGCTGCAGCTGTTTGCAATCGGTAGCTGCGAACCAAATCCCCCGCCAGGCTGTAACACCCGGCAGGGGTGGGATTGTATTGTGTAATCAAATCAGCAAGCGAAGCCGCAAGCTGTACGCCTTTGGCTTCATGCTACACTATAACACTTTGATTCGTAACATATGTAACAATCGTAACAAACTTTACTTTTCTTCCAACAAAGGAGATAATATCGGGACTCGCTCATACGTTGCATTGAAAATATCTGGTTTACATGGGTAAAACTCACCGGCAACACCTTTGATGATGTAATCTCCGATATTGGCCAAATGATTTCCCTCTAACGTCTTAATTACCAAGCCACCTCTTACCGCTGTGTGATCTATGACGAAATTCTCTCCATGCGCAGTCATGTATTCATCTTTCTTTTCACCATTGGTAAGAAAATCAAACATTTCCCTCTTGTTTTTTCCTGTCCACTCAATTGCTTCAATCTCAACTGGTCTCTTTCTGTACTTAGCCATCTGCCTTATCCTCCATAAATCTCAGATATTCCATTTTGATGCTTGCCTCGCTTGCCCTTCTTCCCATTCGTACAGCCACCTGGTTCCATGGAAGATCCTCAAAAATCCTGTACCGGATAATCCGCTGCATCCTCATCGGAATCGTATTCATCCACGCCTCAACATCATGCTTGATGCGCTCCGCATTCCGCAGCCGCTCCCGCAAGATCTCTTCCAGGCGGTCCTCCTCGCCCGGATCCATGACAACTGCATAGGCCAGGCCGTCCAGATGATACGTCTGCATTGTGTAAGGAAACTCATGCGAAGATCCTTTCACGGCATCCTGCTCACGCCGCTTCTTGGCCTTCCGGAGTTTCAGCAGCGCCTCCTCGGTCTCCTTGACCTGGGCGCAGGCATCTATGTAATCTTCCAAAATCCGTTTGTCCAATGGATTCACCTCCTCCAACTCATCAGCTTCTCTTACATGTTACTCAGCATCTTCACAGCAAGCAGTGAGCCCTCCATGAAACCAATACCAAGACACATGCCTATAAAGATCAGTGCTGCAGCATAACTCAGAATCGTGCCAAGCTGTTTTAATAACTTTTTCGCCATTCCATCTCACCTCCTGTAGAGAATTTCGCTCCGCCTCCTGCTATTTTCCTTCCTGCTCCAGCTTTTTCAGGTAATTAAATACACTGCTTTCGCTGATTCCCAGCTCATCGCCAATCTTCTTCATGCTCCACCCGGCTTTTCGCAAGGCAAGCATTTTCCCAGTGTCTATTGGCTTTTTCTTTTTCCCTTTGCCACCGGCAACTGCTTCATCAGTTCTTGGTTGTGGGGGGGGATCTTCTTCCAAATCAATCATTGGTTTCTCCAGTGCCGGCTCTCTCCGGAAGAACATGACCCCGGAAAGCATATTCTGCAGGGTGTCTGGTATCATTTCCCGCCAATCACTTTTCTCTTCACCTGGCACAAGGGTCATAACCTCATTTCCATTGGCTGCCAGTCTTAATGCCTCTTCCAGCGTGATCTGCTTTACGAACATTTTTCTTTCTCCTCCCATCTGATTTTCCGCTTCCAGACACTGTTCATGCAGCCTGTGTGGAAAAACCACCAGTCACCCCGCTTCGTCTTTGCACATTCGGTGTCTGAAAGATCGTCATCCGGCATAAGCTCCTTACCGCAGCCCTGACAGAATACTTTTCCTTTCTGCCGGACCATCACATCTTTTTTCTGTTTGTCTGTCACTTTGCCCCCTCCCGGATCTTGCGGATCCGTGCTTTCAACGATTCCATTACCCAGTTCTGTACATCGTCCTTACGCTGCAGGGCCTGCATGACATCTTCGTCGCGGGTTCCACTGGTTACCAGGTGATGGATGATCACCTTTTCCTGCTGGCCCTGGCGGTGCAGTCTCTTGTTTGCCTGGGTATATAATTCATAGTTCCATGTCAGGCCGAACCAGATCACGTGGTTTCCACCCTGCTGCAGGTTCAGCCCGTAAGCACTGCTGGCGGGATGCGTCAGAAGGACATCGATCTTTCTGGCGTTCCAGTCATCCTCATCCTGCGTGGTCTTCAGTTCCCGGACACGCAGCTGCATCTTTTCCAGGGCCTGTAAGATTCTGGTCCGGTCATGTTGGTAGTTGTAAAACACTAGTGCCGGCTTCCCCTGCAGGGACTCGATCAGCTCCACAAACGCCTCAATCTTGCAGTTATGTATTTCATGTACACTGTGATCCTCGTCATAAAGGGCACCGTTGGCCAGCTGCAGAAGTTTGTTACTGAGTGCTGCGGCACTGGTAACACTGATGTCTGCCTCGTCCTCCGGAAGCTGCAGAACCATCATCCGCTCCAGTTCGTCATATGCCTTTCTGGACTTTGCGTCCAGTTCCACCGGGATCTCATGATAGGTGATGTCCGGAAGCTGCAGGTAGTCCTCTGCCTTCATGCTGATGCAGATATCCGAAATCCGGTCCAGGATACTCTGCTCACTCCCCGGTTTCGCTTCGTAGCTGTACACCATACCGTCAGCACCACGCTTGTCCGGCTGGAAGTATCGCTCCCTGAACTGGGTATATCTCTTTCCCAGGCGGTCCCCGCCATCCAGCAGATACACCTGGCTCCACAGATCATTCAGACCATTCGGTGACGGTGTACCGGTCAGTTCCACCATGCGCTCGATCTTATCTCCCACACTGGCCAGCGCCTTAAACCGCTTCGCACTGTGGCTTTTAAAGCTGCTGGACTCATCCACAATCACCATGTCAAACGGCCAGGCGTTCCGGTAATAATCCACCAGCCACACCACATTTTCCCGGTTGATGATATACAGATCTGCAGGCGTGTTTAATGCCCGGATCCGTTTTGCCTGGATTCCCAGTACCGGGGATACCCGCAGCATACAGGTGTGATCCCATTTTGCTGCTTCCTTGGTCCAGGTTCCCTCGGCCACCTTTTTCGGGGCGATCACCAGAACTTTTCGTACCAGGAACCGGTTATACTTCAGTTCCTTCACAGCCGTCAGCGTGGTAACTGTCTTGCCCAGTCCCATATCCAGAAACAGGCCGATCTTTTTTACCTCCAGGATCCGGTTAATGCAGTGCTGCTGGTATGCATGCGGTTTAAATATCATCTGTCTTCATCCCCTCTCACAGTCCGGCTCTTGCGGCTACCCTTGCCGCAGCCTCCTGATACCCGTAATTCTCAAAAAACTTTTTAACACCGGATAACCCGTAAACTACTTCCACCGGCTGCTTTAATTCTTTCAGGCGTTTTATCTGTACCAGCTGCAGGGCGCTTAAAGTTCCGCCGTCCGCTTTCAGTTCCACGAATATCGGCCGATGTCCCGGCATGATCACAATCCGGTCAGGCACCCCTGCGTTGCCAGGGCTAGTCCATTTATAGGCCCGGCCGCCCAGTCTCCTTACCTCATCGACCAGGACCTTCTCAACGTCCCTCTCTCTCATAACGCACCTCCGTATATTTTTTATTACGTGTACATACGCGTAACGCGTGTATATAACCCTCGTATTATGTACGCCATGTACACCACGTTTTCTATATTTCTTTTATTTTTATACTCTCTATAGTAAGTTTGTAGTTTTGTAGTTATATAGTAGAAATTGCTAGGATTTATGCGGTTTTGAGGGTTCTACAAACCCTGCTACATTCTGACTACATTGAAAACTACAAAAACTACAAAACTACAAAGAATCTACAAACTTTTTCGGCACTATGTAGCTGGTCTTGTGAACCCTCTCTGCGGTCCATATGGCCCAAAATTCCGTGGTGTCTTTATCCGCTGCCATTTTCCATGCAGAAGGATATTGTTAATTTCCATACTGTCAGACCTTTTCATGTATTTGGGATCCCCGCCGAAGCATTCCACCCATATTTCTACTGCACAGATCTTATCCCGCACATGCAGCGCACGCTCCACATGCATACCACCAGAAAGAAACATACGGCGCTTTATCACGTCCATCTGCTCCCAGTTTTCCGGTACAGGACGATCTAAAAAGCTCATAATCATGCCTTCTTTTCCGGATGCTTCCCTGTGGGTTTCCTGCTGCTCCACTGCCAACTCCTCGATTTCTTTCGGCATATACAGTTCCTCACCTGCAGCCCAGTACACATAAGCTTCCGCCCAGATCTGGTCCACTTCCTGCGGCAATTCCTTCCAGACAGATCTCTTTGCCGGATTAACCCCCACATCCACCGGCCAGAAGCGCCGGTTTCCTGTCATGTCTTTTAAAAACTCGCTGTCATTGGACGTTCCGAAGAACACACACCGCCGCAGGTACTTGTCCGTCCTGCGACCGTATGCCGCTCGGTAGATATCCTCGGTCTTACTTAAAAACTGTTTGATCACCTGGGTTTCCTGCTTCGTGAATGCACTCAGTTCCCCCACCTCGTTGATCCAGGTTCCCTGGATCAGCTCTGCAGCCTCTTTACCTTCAAAGGTTGTAAGGCTGTCTGAAAACCACTGCTTTCCCAGAATCGCAAGGAAGGTACTCTTTCCGATTCCCTGTGGTCCGGTAAAGATTGGCATGTAATCATACTTCACGCCGCCGATCACCGCCCTGGCCACAGCAGCACAGAGGGACTTTCTCATGACAGCCCGGGTATACGGGGTATCATCTGCCCCCAGATAATCCGACAGCAGCGTGTCCACTCTGGGCTTTCCGTCCCATTTCAGTTCCTGCAGATAATGTCTTACATCATTGATCTTATTCTGGGCGCTGACGATCATCAGCGCGTGGTCCAGCTTTTCCCGTCCTGTAAGGCCGTAGAATACTTCCACGTAACGGTAAAAGCCTGCATCATCCACATCCGTCCAGCGGCGCTTCTCATCACGCTGATCCCACGGCACGCGCCCCAGGACCATACCGCAGCTGGCAAACTCATCCGTAACGATCTTCCCCTTCAGAAGTGGATCGTTTTCCAGGACGATTACTGCATTGTTGATGGTCTTCTCGTATCTGCCGTTTCCATCCTTGGTCAGTTTGGTTAACCAGGAAAGATCATAATCCGGAACGGACGATGTGCCCTGCTCCGGAGTCTGAAACGCTTCCCTTGCCTGTTCATACCGCTCTTTCGATAACAGATCTGATACGTTTGGATCATCCTGTGCCAGGCGGCTCATCATCACGAATGACGGCATTTTGCTGACCGGAGTACCCTCTTTTACATCATTATCCTTGTCTCCGAACATCTGGAGACGCACCAGGTCAAACGCATTCACCAGCTGACCACTGCACGGATCTGTTGCGTGGTGGGAATATAAAAACAGGTCCCCATCATAAACCACAGCACCGCCAACCGTGGAGCCGCCGGTATAGGTGTAGCGCCCCGGAATAACCGTTTCCTCGTACATTCCCGGAATAAACTTTTCCATTGCCTGGGTGATGGTGTAAGTCCGGCAGAAGGCCCCGATAATGCCCCGCTTGGCTGTAGGATTCTCCTGTCTTGCCAAACGCCGGCGCTCGATTGCTTCCGATCCCGGAACCTGCGGCCACTGGCTGATGTCGTGCCAGTCCCCATACATTCCCAGGACTCCGTCCAGGCTGCAGAACGGCTTATCATAGATTTCGGCCACGTACTGGCTGCCGCTGCTGCAGCTTGGCCAGTACATCAGTCTGGATGCTTCAAAGGTTGTCGGGTCACAGAACTCAATGCCGATCAGGGATGCCAGTTTTCTTGCTGCGGGTTCATATTCGTCCGCAGTACCTGTCCGGTCAACCGGAATGATCACACGAAGCCGCGGTGCATATCCGGAATGTTTTCTGGTGCTGTAAACCGCAGCAGCGCACCCAAGACCGTCCACGCGGCGCAGGATGTCCTCTGTCTGCCCAGCAGGAATATTGTCAAGATCCAGGGTGATTAAGTCTCTTCCGGTCACGTTGGCGGCCTTGCGGCGGTCTCCTGCAAAGGTTCCTCCGACAAATCCGCCAACATCCTTCAGCTCATCCTGCTGGGACTTTGGGAGGGCAAGGTACTGCTCCAGCGTCTCGGTCCCGCGGACCGGTGTTTTCAGCTTTTCTGCAAACTCGGACCACATGATCTCAGATTTCGGCCAGTGTGTGGCCTTTCTGGTTCCTGCAGTACTGATCTGCAGCTTTCTGTTATACTGCATCCCTTTTCCTCCTAGTCCTTCATGTAATAGTTACTTTCAAATCCTGCACCTTTTAAGATCAGCCCCGGTGCCCAGGGTATCGGCTCTGCCATCAGGCCGCAGATCTCGTCCACAGTCGTTTCCATCGGCGCATCGATGATCACTTCGTCATGGACGTGGAACACTACCTGCAGATGCTTTGCCACGATCCGTTCCAGCGTGACGGCCAGGCAATCTCTTGCGACCGCCTGGACAATGTTCTCGGTCATCTTACCGCCGTAGGTCGATGCGACTTCCCACTTTCTCGTCTGCTGGCCAACTGTGTAGTAATGCAGCGCCAGCTTTCCAAACTGGTTCTCCTTCAGAAACGGTTTCGGATAATACAGCTTCCGGCCACTTGGCAGCTGCACCGTCAGAAAGGACTGTCCGTAGACCAGATCCCCCTCCAGTGCAAAAATCAGTCCGTAAATGGCCTGTGGCTGTGCCGTCTGCATGACCGCAAGCGCTGCGTTCTCCACGGCATACCACAGATCCCGGATCCGGGGATTTGCCTGGCGCCATCTCTGCACGATGTCCGGAAGCTCCTCTTCCGTCAGTCCCATCTGCAGGGCGCCCATCGCGATCAGCGCGGACGTTCCGCCCTGGTAGCCCAGAGCAAGGGTTGCAACCTTTCCTTTCTGACGCAGCGCATATTCCGGATTACCCTTTGCGATTTTATCAACCGGCACACCGAACATCTGGGACGCCGTAGCCTCGTAGATCTTGCCGTGAGTGGCAAATACCTCATTTACCCACTGTTCCCCTGCCAGCCAGGCAATCACACGCGCCTCGATGGCAGAAAAATCAGCAACAACGAATTTATGTCCTTCAGACGGAATGAAAGCCGTCCGGATCAGCTGGGACAGCGTGTCCGGAACATTCCCATAAAGAAGCTTCAGTCCGTCATAATTTTTCGCTTTAACAACCTTTCTGGCATAATCCAGGGTCTTGATATAGTTTCTCGGCAGGTTCTGCATCTGAACCAGTCTCCCGGCCCAGCGTCCTGTCCGGTTTGCCCCGTAATACTGTGTAAGACCCCGCACGCGGTCACCTTCGCCTTTGGCAGTATCCATGGCCACGTACTTTTTGATTGATGTCTTACCAAGCTGCTGCCGAATTCTTAACATCTGCAGCACCTCTTCCGGAAACTCATCCGGCTTTCCCAGTGCTTCGGTCACAGTGGCCTTCTGGATATCCTGGAATACATCCGGATCTTCCGGAGATTTCCGGCTGTGGTCATTCAGCCAGGGCACCAACTGCGCCGCGCTGTTCGGATTGGCAAGACCGGTTAACCGTACCGCCTCGTCCGTCAGTTTCTGCGTGCTGATCCCATCAATGTACAAAGCCCCGTCAATCAGATCTGTATCCACCCGCACACCGTATGCGTTCATAAGCACATCCATCTGCCACTGCTGCTCCTCAGCATCCGGTACCGGAAACTGCTTTAACCGTGCCAGGATCTCGTGTTCTGTCACGACATCCTGCTTACAGTATTCTTTGAACAGATCCCACTTCTTCGGGTCATGCCAGGGCTGGTTCCATGTCCGGTTTCCGTTATTCCTGGTTGGCTTGCAGGGGACACAGAAATATCGGATCAGTGCCTTGCCTGTTGCCAGTTTCTGTTTATCCTGCGGTAGTCCGATTGCTTTGCCGGTCGCATCCAGTCCGGCAGTATACCCGCAGTAAAGACCATGGGCCATGGTACAGCGCCACTGATCGATCGGGGTTTCAAAGCCTGCGCGGTTGAGACAGTACCACTCAAACGCAGCATTGTACGCATGCTTGATCACATCCGGATCTGACAGGGCTGCCACCAGTTCATTCGGTAACCGTTCACCGTTTGCTAGGTCGATGATCTCAACCGGCTCCTCGCCCATCTGGTACGCAAACAGAAGGATCTGAAAGTCCGGAGACTGCGCATATTTGTAGGCTCCTGCCTTTCCAATGTCCACGCTGCTCCGCGTCTCAATATCAATACTCAGATGTCTTGTCATCCTGATCCCTCCTGCTCAAAAAGGGGCTTATAAAAGCCCCCGATATGGTTTAATACGGCATACCGGTCAATGGGTTTACCGGCACCGCAGTCGGCTGTCCCCAGGGAGCCTGTCCTGTCGACTGCTGTGGCTGTGCATATGCCTGTGGCTGCGGGGCTGCATACATTGGCTGTGCCGGCGCTGCCGGCTGCGGAGCTCCAAACGCCTGCGCTGCGGTCATGGAGCTGCCTCCTAAGGCTTCACCATCTCTTAACTTCTGCACCGGACCAAGGCCGCATCCGATACCCTTCTTGCCGCCAAACATGTATGGATAAAAGGTCACGTTCACACGGCCATACATGCCGCTGTAAACTTCGGACTGGTTAATGATCGGATTGCCCATACGGTCTACGACCTCCGGCGGATAATCTACCTTGGCTCCGGCAGTGAATACCCAGTGTCCTTTACACTCCTCTCCGAACGGCATGCCATCGGAAGGTCTCACGCCGTCACCGTCATACACAGGAGTCGGCACGATCGGCGGGCACACGCCATTCCACTTATCGGAAACCCCTCTCTGCTTTGCCGCTTCGATCGCAGCATTGATGCGGGCCATGGTGTCTGTATCAGTCTTCGGCACCAGAACAGTCACACTGTAGCGCTCCTCCTGGCCAGGCTGTGCGGCATAAGGCTTAAATACATGTACATAGCTGAATCTTACTTCTCCGGTTGTTACGTTCGTCATCTCAATCATGTTCGTTTTCCTCCTTGAACGCCTCCGCGGCGCTAATCTTATTGGTGATAGCCGGTCTCTTATCTGATGTCTCCACCAGTGCCGGCTTTCCAGTCTTCTTGGTTACGAATTCGCTTACACTTTCCGCAAATATCTTCTTGCCCACAGCCTTTTCCACCTGGGCAAGGGAGAGGGGCTTTCTCTCCCACAAGATTTCCGGCTGGACGCCGTCCGCTTCCAGCTTCGCAAATGCTGCGTCCATGTCGGTCCAGTCCCTGGTGGTTCTTCCGGCAACGGCTTTCCAACCAGGAACTTCATTTCCTGCAAGACTCTCCTTCAGAGCTACCTCTTCGATATCCTTCAGCCACTTTGCAACATCTTGCCCCTTCTTCAGATACTCACCCAGCTGATCTGTAGTGAGTAACGCGGGGTCTGTTCCGGACATAAACGCAAGCTCCACATTCTTTTCCGCACGGGCTCTGCAAAGGCCTCTGGCCCTGCAGTACCTGCAGGTTTTTGGCCCCGGAGCAAAATCCCCGATTCCCTGGATGGCAAGAGCTGCCTTCTTTTCTACTTCCTCGCCAAACTTCAGAAGATCTTCCAGGCTGCACTCCCACTCGGAAATACCGTCTGAGAGTCTTGGCTGCACAATGGTCATACGAACCGTATGTATGTCATACAGGATCCTGTATGACTCATAGGCGCCCAGTGCGTAAAGCATCATCTGCGGATTATGTTCTGCACTCACACGGCCATCCGGGCTTTTTCCGTACTTGAAGTCAATCACATGGATGACTCCGGCGCCCAACAGGATACAGTCCGCGCTTCCGGAAGCCGGATCCTCGTCCGGAAGATTCGGAATGTAGGATGACAGGTCCACCCGTCTCTCAATATCGACGTGCGGTGATACCGGGAATTTCAGTGCCACGGACTTGATGTAATCCAGATAGTCATCGGTATATCCCATCATCTCATCGTCCCAGATCTCGTTTGCCTTCAGCTTCTTGATCTCAGCATTCAGCTTCCGCTTGCCGAAGTCGATGGTAAAGAAGTAGTTCCGAACCTTAAGTTCCGCGAGCTCATGGGCCAGAGTCCCTTCCTCTGCCGCCGCGGATGACGAATCCGGAAACTGCAGCCCCCGGATTACGCTTGGCGTGCAGGCCATCCACTGGTAGGCATTGGACGGGCTTAAGGTTGAGTGAGTCCGCTCTGCATGCCCTCCCATCAGATCTGTGCCCCCATTCCTCTTAAAGCTGTTGCGAAAGCGCCATACTGGGACGGCTGCAGTGCCGGGATCGAGTTTGTTCCAAACTGCCGCAGCAGCTCCAAAAGCTCATTCTGTCTTCCAGAATCCATCAGCTGCATGGCAGCCTTCGCCAGTTCGTCCGGAGTGTAGGTACGTGTGCTGGTCGGGACGGCCTGCGGGACCGGCGCAGTTGGAACCGGTGAAGCTGCAGAGACCGTCGGCTGAATTGGTGCCGCCGGCTGTACCGGAGCCGTCGGCACTACAGGCTGCTGTACAGGAACCACAGCGGCTACCGGAGCGACGGTCTGGATTGGTGCTACGGGTACCGCCGGTGCAATCGGTACTGCAGGCTGTGGAGCTGCAGCCGGTGCTGTGATATCCTGTGGGATCACCGGTTCCGGTGCCTTAACCTCCGTGGCCTGTCTGCTGAACACAGCGGCAAATTCCTTCACTTCCGTCAAGCTGTCAAATGTTACGGTAATATTCATGATTAAATCCTCCTAAAATTTAATATTTGAAAGCTCGTCCTGTAAGATGAGCAGTTCTTCCTTCGATAAGGTAACACCCTTGGTCATTTTGGAACGGTCCTCATTCCAGCGCCGGAGATCGTACTTCGGTTCGTTGTCTCCCCACTTAACCAGGTTCAATTCCAGATGGTACCCGCGTGTCTCCGGAAACTCGATACATGTTTCCAGAATCTCGCATTTAATGTTCTCCGCCATCACTGTTCTTATCTCCTTTTTCCAAACCTGTCATGATTGCTGCCAGTAAAGCATCCTTCGCAGCCGCTCTGTTGCTGGCAACTTCTGCCTCCAGAATCTCATCAAGTCTCATCCGAGCTGAAGAAAGCAACAGCAGATATGCTTTCTTGTCTCCTTCACATGCTTCTTTCATCACCTGGGACATCCCTTTCACCGCCATCCCCGGGAAATACACTGGGTTTTTAATGGTGCCAACAAGACCCGAAATCTGGTTGTAGCCTTTATCACTCTCATCGCGGGTCCCGACGAGAACATGCGCGAATTCACTTTCCTGCTCGAAAACTTTCTTTCCATCCATCTCAATAATCACTTTTACCATCTTGATTTCCCTCCGCGCCTCACCTATAAT